AGTTGTGCCAGTAATTGCTTGAGCAGAAGAGCCACCAATCACTGCACCATCAATCGTACCAGCATTGATGTCAGCAGACGCAATTGTTGCAGCAGTATTGACCGTCAAGTTAGTAACAGTGGCAGCTGATGGTGTTGTAGCTCCGATAACAGTGTTGTCAATAGTACCGGCATTAATGTCAGCAGTGTCAGCAATCAAGCTATCAATGTTTGCTACACCATCAATGTACAGGTCTTTAAACTCAAGAGAGCTAGTACCAAGATCAATGTCATTATCTGTAACAGGAACAATAGCACCGTCTTGAACGCGCACTTGCTCAACAGCAGCAGCAGCAACTTCAACGAATACACCAACACGATTGTTGGCAGTGTCTACAACAACTTTGTTAAGAGCGTCAGAGTCTGCAATCAGAGTGACATAGTTACCTTCAGTGGCGCTGCCATCATGGCGGTGACCACCAGCAAGCAGGAAAGCATCACGCAAGGCATTGAGTTCGTTATTGATTGGTGCTGCTCGTACAACGGCGGTTGGCACGATGTCGGCAGCAGATTGTCTTTGATATCCAGCCAAGATTATCTCCTGTCGTTAAATGAAAAGTTCAAGACCATACCTTGAATGTTATGACTGGCATTTGTATCAAACGTAACATATTTAAATGAAACAGAGAAACCAGAACCTGAAATGTTTGTCTTCACCACTGGTGAAGGATTACCATCGTATATAACACCACTATCATACACAGCAGTATTATAATACGCTGCTGCACCAGCCGTTGTTATATCATAGTTTGACGGATTAAAAACATTAACGCTGTCTTCAAAGTCATAAGATACAGAAAAAACAATGTTAGTACTTCCTTCACTACGCAAGAATGTAGTTATATTGTAGAAGTTCTTGCGGATAGTGGGGTCTTCAAAGTAGAAATATGGAGTTTGATAGATGCTAAGAATTTCACGACTATCAAAGTTGCTGCCAGTTTCTTGCTTATAAACCTTACCATTAGACGCGCCATGAATGATAATTTCATTAAAACCAATGTAGCCACTGGTAGCGCATGACACCACCATATCAAACAACAAGCTATATTCAAAGGCACTACCACGATCTGTCTTACGGATGCCGCCAAGGAATCCAAACAAGCCTTCAGTTGGCAACATAAACCGAAACTGACTCTTCTTATTTAGCACGATCATGCTAACTGTCTCAGTGTCAATACTACCTGCAACCAATTCATCTACAATCGAAACAACAGTACTTTGTACCTGTTTAGAAATAGTCTCAAGTTCGATGTCACCAATACGAGCAGTGCCAGAGATTGGTCTAAAGCCATCGTTACTAAGAAATATTAAGTTACCAGCAATCTCAACAACACTATCAGAAGCAACACAACCAAGGTTGCTAGTAACTTCTTCAATTCTAAAGTCTGCAATACTTGTTCCAACAAGACGATTGATTGCGTTCTTACCGAAGATGTATAACGAATCACGAAAGCTTTTAATTTGTACAATTGGAAAACCAACATTGATAACACCAGCGCCATTGGCTGGAGTGAAGTCTGTCTCAGCCAGCGGTGCAGAGAAATACAAGTTGTAAGGGTCAGTTGTATCACCGGCTAAAAATAAATGATTAGCAAAATGCGTTACAAACTTAGGCTTTGCCGGTGCTGGTGAAGCAAGCTGTGTATAGGTTGTACCATCATAGACAGCTGCACGATTGACACCATCTGCCATTGCCATCTTATCAACACCCCAAGACAGGTTCTCAAAACGAACCTTCTTGACACCAACCATTGTTATACCAGCAGTAGTGGTAATAGCGACCCACGCAGACGTAGAAGTATTCCAGCGGTAGAAATAACTAGTCGATGGAGATGTGGGCTTACGGCAAGCAAATATTCCATTGTTAATATTCTCAGAGATGTTTACACCAAGCACAGACCCTTCACCGGGAACTGTACCATATGTATTTGTATAGCCGCTAATGCGGCGATATCCACCAGTGATAGATGGCTCATAATTAACTAGCTGAAGACCGCTGCCGGGATACAACTCTCCCTGCGCTAGCATGTCCTTGTTGGTATCTAAGCCACCTTGGCAGCTTACTTTATATGCCTGAATCTTATCAGCCATTCATCACCCTAGTGGAAAGAGTTGGCCTAGTCAGCATAGCAGATCGCACCGATAGCGGCTCATCCATGAGCAGCCTTCGCATTGTCTTAACACCTTGTTCAAACTTATCTTTGTGGATAGAAGCGCTTTGCTCATTGCTGCGAAACAGCATCATGAACATCATAGCGCCATCAATAATTACATTGTTGAAGCGCTCTGGAATAACACATACATCAGAGAACAAAGAAAGAGAAGTTGGAAAGCTCCAGTATTTGTACTCAATAACATATGCTAAGTTTGGAGGTGGAGATACAATGAACTTATTCTCTTTAGTCTGGCTAACTATTCTAGGTGGTCCATATCCACCAGTGCCAGAAGATTCGTCTTTACCACGATATTCTTCAATGTATTGTGTATATGAAATAACTTCTAGATTGCCGGGTTCATTACTATCATTCAGCTTCTTAAGATAGAAGCTTTGCCAATCAACACTGTTCAAGGTTGCTGGAAAAGAATATGTTGCCTCACCAACAGTGAGGGTTTGTAAATATGTAACTAGTGTGAACGGCCATTCCTGTGCAGAATGTAACAGTTCCCTTACGGATGAATTGATGGAGTCTTTAGCAAGAGCTTGGACATTACGGGAAGCAGCGAAGTTTGTAGAGTCAAGCTCTACTTCATTCAAGCGCCGTAGCAATTCATTCGTAAGGGAAAGATAGGTTGATGACATATTAGCTTTGTTAAAACAGAAAAGAAGAGGGCCAAAGCCCCCTTCCTAGTTACTAGCTATTAAGCCAGTTGGTCGCGGTCAGCTTCGTCTGTTGCAGGACGGCCATCAACATTCATCAACACAGCCCACACACGAGCAACACCAGAAGTAGGTGCAGTGGTAGCAGTGGCGATCAACAAGTCAATAGTGTCAGCAGTAGCGCCAATCACGACAGGCTGGAAAGCAGCAGCGTTCTGTGCGTAAGTACCAGCAACAGCAGCGTCAGCGTCAAAGCCGTCAACGAAAACATCAGCGTCAGTCCCAGTGATACCCAAATCGAAAGTGGTGTCGCTTGACTCACCACCAAGAACGGTAGTGATTTCGATACCAGCATTCAAGATGAGGGTGTTAACGGGAACAGAGATGCACTCGATAACGTCAGCAGCAGCCAAGGCAGAACCTTTGGAGGTTGCAGCAGCAGCGAAGTCGATAAACCTATCAACAAGATAAGGTACGGAGCCAGCAGTGCGACCAGCGGAAGCACCACCAGATGTGGTAGTAATAGTAGCCATTTTAAATTTCCTTTATGTGTAAATATATAAACGGGGAAGCCTTGTGAGCCTCCCCTGTTTCATCAAGCCACGTTGTACTTGGCAGTCACGATGCCTTCAGGACGAAGGATTTTGCGACCATAGAGGTGCATACCGCGAACAATGTCAGCGAAGCTGTCAGGGTCACGATAGCTCTCGGTCTTGGTGATCTGCTGAGCAGTTGCAACAGCGCTGTCATGACCGGCAACCATAACACCATAGTTGGAGTTCTGGTTAGCGGAGCCAGCGGTGCCGGGACCAGTACCAACTTTTGGCAGGTTGTTCGACACATACACACGGAAGCCGTGCAGATTGTTCAAGATCAAACCGTTTTGCAGACCAGAACCACCGAAGTCGCCATTCAGAAGACGGCTGTCCTCATCTTTCAACATCTCGACAAAGATTGGGTCAACAACAATCCAGCGACCTTGCGTGTCAACAAATTGTTGATCAAGCAAACGGCTCATGCGCGAAATCACCATCAGTGGGGAGGCCGTTGCGGTAGGCAGGGCGGTAGCACCGGGGAGGCGTGGAGCCAGAGGGATGGAATGATCACCAGCAGAAGCTGTGGTGATGTTGGTGAAGCTACCTTTGATCAGCTTCATGCTAGACAACAGTTCGTCAGAGCCAGCGCTGGTGACGGCTTTAGTGCCGGGAGCAGTGGTACGAGCAGTGTCAGCACTTGCATGCTTGGCAGACTGTTGGAAGCCAGTGAGATAGCCAAGAACGTCTTGGTCATACTGGTCGCGCAGACGATAGGCGGCACGGTCAGAAGCCATCTGCATGAAATTCACATGCGAATGAGCAGCTTCGATGTCATCAATCTTGAATGCGTAGTAGTTAGCTTGGTCAACAACCAGCGAGAAATCTTCGTCATCGAGGTCTTGAGCGGTGATCTGAGTACCACGAGCATAGGCTTGCACCGACACTTCAGGTTCTTTGATGATCTTAACGCTATCACCCATTGCAGCGATCTCACCGAAGTAGTCACTGTTAGTGATGTCTTCAATAGTAGATGCTTTACGGAAAGCGAGTTGTACTTGTTTGCTGTAGATTACAGCAGAGAAATTGCCATTGGGCAAATTGCCGTAACCGGCAGCTGATGGAAAAGCCATTTTAAATCTCCTATAGATATATTGGCATATATTTAAATACGCTGAACATACATACAGAGGCTGGCATTAATGGGTGTATGTAGAGTGTTGAGTGCCCCCTCATCTACATAGGCCATCAAAACTTCAGGTAGTTCTGACAGTGCTATTTGCGTTACAGTTTGATCTTTAGTACAGGTTGCAAGCGAGTACTTAGGATACAAAGCAAAGCTACTCGTGTAGCCTTGCTAAAAGTTATATCACTAAACTTAGAAAGTTGTCAAGTCATCGAGCTTTTCCGCTCAAATCATAAACAAACTTACCACTACGCATCGCTTTAGCAATATCTTCTTGGTATTGTTCGTACTGCTTTGATGTTAGTTTAGCAACTTGTGATTCATAAATTACACCATCTGTATCATTATCAGACGGGGCAGACTTACTACTGCGAGTGCCAACTCCTTGAGCAGCACTAGTATCTTCTTTTGGTTTCTTGGACTTGTTCAAACCCATGTCAGCTTTGTAAAGATCAATGGCACGAGCAGCGGAACGAGCATCGTTATCATTCTCATACAGAGCCTGTTGAATCCAAGAAGGCTGTTCTTCAGCCCATGCGTGAAACTCATCAGTATCACGAATCTTATCAAAGTCTGGATGCAAGCGATTGAGTTCAAGCTCAGCTTTCTCACGAGCCGTCAGTTTCTCACGTTCATCAAGCTGGTTTAGTCGAGCCTCAATAGCTGACGATTGTTCTTTTGCTTTCTTGATGGCAATGGTTTCAACAATCTTTGCAACATCTGGATAGGTCTTAGCCCATTCAGCAAGATCAGCTTCAGAAGTGGGAAGCTTAATTTGTTTCTCAGTGGACTTAGTAAGTTGTTCTTTCAACTCATCAATCTGCTTTTGAAAGTTTGTTTGCTGCTGTTGAGAATGACGGCGAAGATCACCATATCGCTTCTTAAAGCTTTTCTCTTCAGCGCTCAGCGAAGAGTCATCATCTTCATCAGTTTCTTCTTTCTTCTTATCAGAGCCTTCCATGAGGCGTTTCAGTTCAGCTTCTTCAGTTTCAATACGCTCACGATTTGCATTGCGTGAACCGAATGGAACGATTGCAGCCTTCTGTGACTTTTGTTCAAGAACTACTTCTGTCATAAATACCTTTTAAAGTTG